ATCACCCAACACTGCATACCACGTGAACCAAGATCTATGTCCCACTCGCCAGGCGGCGAATTGGACTATAGCATGATGGGTCCATGCGAGCATCCCCCAAGAGGAGTAAGCCCCCATTGGCTGCCCTACGCTGTATCTGACATAGGTTGAACCTTTGCCAAAAGTGGTACCGAACTCTTTTGGAGTTCGATAGTCACGTTCAGTTAGTAGAGCCGACCAAGTGTTGGCAAACGACTCAAGGGTAAATGCTCCAAGGACAAGTACCTGTAACGTAATAGGTAATCTATCAGTTGCCGCACTGAGGTCGTAAGACCAAAAATGCGTTCGTCCTGCCTTTGAGGCACGGTCGAGCAAGGCCTTTACAGGCTTAGCTTGATCGAACGTACCATCCTGAGGTATTAAACTCAGAACTTTATCAAAGATAAAGCGGTGCAAAGGATAGAGTAACCATTGCGTCCAGATATCCACCATTGCGACGATTCGCTTCTTACCGGGTTCTTCCACTACTGAAAGCTTACCAACATCGAATTGCGGCTGACCTCCACACCATTCCGAGTCAGGATCGAACTGGGGGTTCAATCCCAACTTAGTTTGGGCAGAGTGACAAGTCTTCGACCAGTCCTTGGACGTTGCAATAACGTCCTCGAACCAGGGAAGCCAAGTCAAATCAGACGCACCGATGAAGGCCCGCATGTGAGTCATAAGCCTAAAGAGATGTGGTCGCGAGTGAATCGCGAGCATATCAATCCAGGCGTTACCCACTGCGAGTACCTTTGAGTAGTAGGAATTAGGACCGGACGTAAACATCCACTTCCAAACGGGAGTGAAGTTTACTAACCGAATCGCACCTCTCAAACCTTTTGGGTCGCCCCAAAAGTGTGAGTCCTCACGATCACGGACACCGAGATAGGGTACTATCCCGAACACCTTTGACCACCTGACGAAAGTTCCTAGGAACTCCCGAAAGGAGGCTCTGAGTGCCGGGTCAATATCCTTCCCAGGGTCTGTGACCGTAGATAGTGATAACTTTCCACGATAGTCAACTACCCTGTAAAGGGTTAGAAGGCCAAGGTAGAAAGAAATCACGGTGCGATCTCCCTGAAGGAGCCGCTTACGATGTAAGACGGGTATCCAACGGGGAATCCCCCGATTCGTTACGGACGTTGCAACGCCAGCTTCCCTAGGATCTTCTAGCTTACTTCCGGCTAAAACACGCTGAATTAACAGCATGTTCGCCTTTAGAAAGATAGCTAATCCTTTGGAACCTTGGTTATGCTTAATCCTCATCACTAACCTAGTGAAATGGAACACAGCCTTAACCCAACCACGGGATTGTCCACCAATCATCATCGGAACGGCTCGGATGAGTCGCTCCGACAATGATGAAAAGCTTTTTACAGCTTTTTGCCAAATAGCTGATGCTGTCTTTAGCTGTAAAGCTAATTTCAGTGTCATGTTAAGTTATAGTATTTATTATATAACCTAGCATCCCGTTAGGGAGCTATCCTTCGGTTTCCGCACCCCCCCGTAAGGGGAAGCGGGCCGCAGGCAGGCGATGAAGCCCAGGTGGTTAACCTCCATGGTTGCTCATTGCAACGTCACGTCCATTCCAAAGCCCCCCTGCCCGGGATTTCTCCCAGACAGGATTTTACGGATAGTTCTCTACCCAACTTTAAAACTTGGTGTGCTCAATGAGTACCATGTTACATCACTCAGTATTATCTGAGGTGTGGTAATGTGTTATCAAGTCCCTTGTCTGTTGGCATTAATTTGGGAATTTCACCCGCAGTAATCCTGCACTGGGAGACAGTCTTGATATCTACTAGTTAGGTAGAGTTAGGGAGAGGGGTCTGGTCTCCTTGGACACATTCCACTAGATGCATCATCTAGCCCTTTAGGGAGGGACCAGCCACGATACCTGTCGCTTAAGACACAACTTGCGTTATGAATCAAACTAAGATTATCGTGACCGGTCCTGGCAACAGGACTTTGTCACCGGACCCTCTTGCGAGGG